CTCGTCGCATGCCCGATGAAAGGGCTGCTGCATATATTCACAACTACTTGGGTGGAACCGTTCACAAGACTGCGACTAAGGTTGAAATGAAAACGGGTGATTTTATCCCGTTTGTTCAAACTCAAAATGGACCTGCAGGTCAATATACTGATGTTAAAGGAGGGCGATGCTTCTTCATTGGAAATCTTGAAGCATATTTAGTTGAAAGAATGTTTCTAGGTCCCTTTTGTCAATTCGCTGGATTTGGTAGATATGATTCAGGAATTTTTGCAAATCAACCAATAAAAATTGGTATGAATTTTACCGAAAATGCCGGTTTGAAGTTGCTCAGTGAGATGATGCAAGTCCCGTACAGTAAATTAATGCGGATGAGTATGGAAGAAATACGAAAATTTGATGCTGAATTTTGTACTAATAATTCCGTCTATTGTTCTGATAAACGCAAGTGGGATTTGCATGTTTTGGAATTTATGTTGTGGGTTTGTTTAACACAACTGGTTAGTAAAATTGATTTTGGACCCTATTTTTACGACTTTGATAACCCCGACAGTGAAGAAAATATAAATCGTATTAACCGATTATTTATATGGGCAATTGTTCGTGCTTTATGTGTTAAAGCTATTGCTGATCCTAATTTTGGTGTTTATGTAATTGCTGGAGTTCTTGCGTCCGGCCGATATGCCACATCATTTTTGAATTCATACATGAATGTCGTATTTTCTCGATTTATATATTATTTACATCAACAAAGGATACATAAAATATCTGGCTCATTTAGTAAAAAGTTTTATGACGAAAATTGTCAATTTATTGATATTGTGTATGGGGATGATGATGCTAAGGCATTTAAACAACCACTCGATGTTCAGTTGTGGATTGATTTATGGAAGAAATATGCCAATCAAGAGATCAAAGTTGAAACGATGCGGCCTGTCAAACATATGTTGAAATTTGATGGATTTCATACTTCAATTAATTCTACATTCACATTTTTAAAATGTTCGTTATTACCTATTGTTTGTAAAGGTACAATGAATGTTTGTATGGTTAAAATGTTTGACCAAATAGCTCCCAAGTTATTCTTAAGTGCGGAAAAATATTTAACAATCGAACACTTAAGGTCTCGATTATTATGTGTTGCATGGTCTAGTGCCCCTAATAAATTAATATTTGATATGGTTGTTAAATTATTCCTTCAACTTGATCAACAATATCCCCCAATTGCAGAAATTTCTACAGACGATTCATATATTCAAAAAATGATAAAAAGAGGATATGTGGTTCAAACACATTTGCCCTCATGGTCAGAAGCTATGGATAATTTTTTGAAGCACAATGTCGGCGCTTATAAAGAAATTAAACGATCTTGGAAAGAAATGTCTTACATCCCATATGATTCTTGGAACGGATGTAGTGCTCGTTATTCAATAGGATCCTTGGATTCATTTGGAACTGATTAAAATCCTTGTGGGTTTATAAAGTAATGGCGAACTATTCGTAGATGTAGCTGTTGCAATTTAAAAATTTGGTATGGTGTATGCTTCACCTTAACGTCGTGCAAAGACGTG